CATATCACCAGCTAGTGCTACTGGAACTTTTGTAGTTCTAGTCTTTCTCTTATGGTCTAGTGATGGTGCATCTTCAGAACTGTTTACTCCTAATGTTCCTTTTAATGGAACTGGTATTGCACCACCACCTCTTGCAAGTCTATTTGTATCTGGTTCATTTATATGTGATGATAGTGGATAAACACCCTCTGGATCATTGAAGCCTAATGTTGGATTTGATACAACTTCTGGTATTCCACCAAATGTGCCAGTCATAACTGGTTCTTGTGCATTTTTACCATCTCTAAAAAAACCAAATACCCAAGTACCCTCAACTGCACCTAATGGTGTCGTACCAATTCCATTCATAGCCGCAGAGGTTATTGGTTGACTTGGATAAGCCCAAGGCAAATCTTCAGTAGGTATACCAATACCATCTGTTTTATTATCAGTATGGTATCCAACAATACGCACACGACATCTACCCAACTTTAAAGGGTCTTTTCTATCTTCTACTACTCCCTGCCACCATATAAAATCCATTATTATTTTTCTCCATAAGAAGGTACATCACCAAGTCCATCTTTTATTACTTCTGCTGTCATATAATATTGTGGTTTATTGTCTTGTGTTATTACTGTATGTTTTAAAGATAATATTAAATAAGTACCTGATAACATTTTATCTGTCATATCTTCTCTATTTTTAACTTCACCTGCTTTTTCTTCTATTACTTGTTCATTTGATGGAATATTAATACTTACAGTATGCCCAACACGCAAAAATGATAAACCAGGAAATGTTATTGTTAATTTAATTTGATTTAAACCTTGTAATAGGGCATTTCTTTTTAATAACCAATCTTCAACTTTATTATCATATTTGTCATTAATGTTTTTAGCATACATCTGTTTATGTTTAGTCTTTAACTTTATATTACTATCAAAAAAAGACTGTATGTTTGTTCCTTCTACAATATTTTCTTGTGGTGCAAAATGTTGTCTATCAGGTACATCATAATATGTTTCTTCACTACTAATAGGCATGAACTCATCAGTATGAGTTATTTCACTCCCAAAAGCTTGATTAAGTCCATATGTAGTTTGTTCAATCTTTTTTCTAACAATGTCATGTGTTATTAATTTAGATGCATACATACCACTTATAATATTTCTTTCAATATTAAATTGATTTGCAATCTCTAAACTAGTCAATGGTGTAATACCTGCAGATGTTGATGGTGTTGTTGAAGCTTCTAAAACGGGTTTTAATACAAATTTGTGTTTTATATCTTGTTCCAATAATGTTTCTACACTTTGAAAATATGTTGCACCAATTGATTCCCAAAATAAAAAACTTGGAATATTCTTTTTATTAATAGCACGTTGTGATAACCACTTTAAAGATTCAAAAGGTTTCCAATTAGGTATCACTATATTTTCTAAACCAGATGTTTCTTCAACAACATAATCATTTTCAGTATAAATATATTCATCTAGTATACTATCAACTATTTCATTAATAGGTTTACCACGAAAAGACCTACTGATAGTTGTATTATGATTGATAATAGCTTGTTCTGAAGTACAATGCAGAACATATATTTGTTGTCTATCTTTTGTGATGTATCTATCCGTGATACTTGTAACAAACATATAACCTGGATCAACATCATCACCACCAATTCCACTAGAACCACCAATAGAAGTTGTAGCAAATCTCATGTTTATATATTCTTCGCCTAGAATTGGGCCGTTTTGTGGTATATTGCGTGAATCATTTAAGACAATATCCATTGTGAGATTGGGGGATAACAAGTCCTCATAAATATTAATTTCAACAAATATTGGAAGTAAATCAAATGTAAATGATGGTGTACATAACTCTAACATCTCTATTCTAACATCAGATGCTTTTATATTTTTAGTTGATTGACTCATAATTATTTCAAATGTGATTTAAGTTCTTCTATTATTTCAGCTACATTCTCTTGTCGTATAACATTTAATAATCTTCTATCATCATTTAATCGTTCTTCATAATATGCATTAGATATAGCTGTTGCACCAGAAGCAGTCGAATCAACTATATATCTATCTGCATCTTCATAATGATGTACTGCATTGATGTTAGTTGAACCATACTTTTTACTAGTATACTTTTGTAATGTAAAATATGTCATAGGCCAATCATAATATGGATTAATACATCGTTGTCCATATAAAACAATCCAATGTAATTCTGAATCACCATACATTTGATGAGCTAAATATTCTGGAGTTTCACCATCTTGAATAAAATGTTGTGCAAATATTAATTTATATTCTATAAATTCAGGTTTTAATCTTACTCTCTGTAATATATTAGTTACTTTATCCATATGATATTGGTTTTTTACACCTCGAACATCATAATTAATTGTATTGAAATATTTAAAGTATGCCATTAGTTTCCAGCCTCTATTTCTTTCTGAGTGTTCTTTTTAGTTTCAGTAAAACCTAATGATAAAGAAATTGATATTGGTTCACCATCAGGATGTGCAAGCCATTGACTATCAGGAGTAAAATTAGTAGCTACATTAGTACATACACAATTATGTAATTTTGGTAAATGTAAATTCTCTACATATGAACCATTTTTCATTGTCTTGAATTTTATTCCAAATTCATTTGGATAAGAATATATTGCATCTGACCCACCAATTGCATAACTAGGTCGAGAATGAAATCTGAACATTTTTATAATCTTTTGAACTTCTCTGTATTCCACATCATTTGTTGCAACAAAAGTAAACTCGAAAGTAAATGTTCTAAAATCAACACCACTAAACATTTGTTCAGCATATGGATTTGTTGCAACTCTACCACCATGTCCTACTCCAGCACTAAGACCACCTATCATTGCTCCCATACCTAATATTCCTTTGACCCCTGCTGCTGCTGCACCAATACCAACTGCTGCAGCTTTTGCTAAATTACCAGCTGCACCAGCAGTAAAGTTTTTTAATAGGTCTGATATTCCTCCACCTTCTCCTCTTAACCCCTGTGATACCATATTACCTACTGCACCTAATTCTTCAGCTGCCCAACTTGCTCCTTCACTATATGTTACAGATGCAGGCATATATAAAAAACATTGTTCAAGTGTTTGTTGTGTAGCTCTCAATTCGTTCCATGATTCTTTAATTGATTCTGATGTTGCCATCAACCAAGTAGCTTCATCCTCCTCTGCTTGTTTTTTTGCCCTTGCTTCTTTGTCTACATCATCTTGTGCTATTTGAGCTGTAGTTGTTTCAGTTGTTGCTTTGACACTACCTGCTCCAGATGTCTTACGTTTTGATACATTTACTTGTCTTGCTTCTGCTTGTGCTAGTTTTTTAGATTCTTCAGAAACTCTACCAAAAGACAATCCTCCTTTTTTAAATGCAGTAAATTGTATAATTTCACAGATAGCTGGTTTCTCTTTATCATTATTAGCAGCAGTGTGTATATTTAGTGGATATGTATGTGCTTTTATAGTGGCTTTGCTAGTACTAGCAACACGTTCTGAGTTTTGTTTTTGTGTTTGTGGAGCTTCTCTAGTAACCACATCCATATCTGAAATATGTGATCCTTGATTATAACCTGCACCTGAAAAATCATTCATTTTGTTCTCCGTGTTATAAATACTTACATAACTATATTTATAAGACATATATGAAAAACTATCCGAGAGTAGGAAAATATAGAGTTCAGAATAAAGAGAAGTATGTAGCTGACCTGCAGGAGTGTGAATATCGTTCTAGTTGGGAACTAAGATATATGAAGTATCTTGATAAACAACCCAATGTACTTGAATGGGCATCAGAGAATGTCATTATACCCTACTATAATCCAGTAGAGAAGAAAACTAGACGATATATTGTAGATTTCTATGTCAAAGTAAGAACTACAGAGGGGTTTATAAAGAAATACATCATTGAGATCAAACCACTCAATCAATGTAATCCACCCAAGAAACAAAAACGAACATCTAATGGTTATAGAAGTGCATTAAAAGCATACATTCGTAATCAATCAAAATGGAAAGCAGCCAAGAAATGGGCAGATAGACGTGGGTGGGAATTTATAGTTATTACGGAAAAAGAGTTAGGAATCAAATAAAACTTATATAAATATAACAAATGGCAAAGATAAATGGAATAGAAGGTAAAGGTGTTGGTAATATGATAGCTGGCAATATGTACTTTTATAAGTATATTGCTGAAGATGATAATGAATTTTATGATATGTTCCCTTTAGTATTCATATTAAAGAGAAGAGCATCTCTTTATGAAGGAATAAATCTACATTATTTAGATATAACAAGAAGAAAAGAATTGTTAGATTTACTTCTACAATTTATGGATACTAATGTTATTGAAACTAAAACAAGATTGAGAGTTAAAGTACTCCGAAAGATATTGTTGGTATCAAGAAAATACAAACAAGCTAAAGTATCTTTTCATCGTTATCAAAAAAGAAATATTAGGTCAACAATAATAAAAGTAGATCCTAATAACTGGTCAAGTATTATACTAGAACCTGTTGAATTATTCAAAATACCAAAAAAAGGTAAGATGCCAAGTGCAAAAGTTTGGCGGAAAACATTAATAGAATCGAGGAAAAGATAAATGCCTAATTTTGATTTTTTAAAAGAGACAAGTGGAAGTTATGCTCATCCGGGTATTAAACCTGGTATTGAACCTGATAGTGTTAAAGAAAACATTAAAAATAAAAAAACCATAAATCCTCGTACACCAAAAAACTCTATTAATAGAATGGTGGCACAAGTTAAGTCATCCGGTTTATTTTCAAGACCATGTTTATATTATGTGCAAATATTTCCTCCAGAACAATTACTAGGTAGTAGTCTACAAATACTTTCAAATATACAATCTATTGGTTTGAATTGTGAAACAGTTACACTTCCTGGTTTCTCTGTAGCTTCAAAAGAAAATAAAAGATATGGTATGAAAACAGAATATGTATATGATAAACTAGTTGAAGCAGTTCCAATGTCATTTTATTTAAGTGAAACAATGGAAGAATTTAAGTTGTTTGAAAAATGGATGAACTTGATGTATGATGCTGATGGAAGAATATCATATGAAAAGGATTATCGTGGAACTATTGAGATACACCAATGTTCAAACAAAACAGGTACAGTATCACAAAATGTGATTCCTGAAGATTTAGACGTTATGTTATCAGTTAAGTTACTTGATGCATATCCTAAATCAATAAGTGGTATATCTTTGGGTCATGGTTTATTCAATCAAATTTCAAAAGTTACAACATCTATAACATATCGTGATGCTCTATATGAATATTGGGATGATAAGAATGCAGATCGTAATACTAATAATGATGATAGAATAGCTGTTTATCCTAGTGACGCTACAGAAATTGGTAACCCATTCAATTCTTTGAAACTACCAAAATTAGGAACATTGATAAAGAACAATAAATCATTTTTACCAATTAGAAATGCGTTTGATGACCTTGAGAAGCACTTCTAAATAATTATTTAATATTAATTTAATATAAGGAGTTTGTGAAATGCCTTTACCAAAAATTGAAGTACCACAGTATGAATTGATTATGCCATCAACTGGAAAATCTGTTAAGTTCAGACCTTTCTTAGTGAGAGAAGAAAAGATATTACTATTAGCAATGGAAAGTGAAGATGAATCACAAATGATTGATGCTATACAAAATATCATTAAAAATTGTATTTATGGAGATATTGATGTAAATACAATGCCGATGTTTGATGTAGAGTATGTATTTTTACAATTGAGGGCTAAATCAAAAGGTGAAGAAATTGATTTAAGTTTTGAATGTGAAAAATGTAAGAAATCTATACCAATAAAGATTAATTTAAATGATGTTAAAGTACAACAAGATGAAAAGCATAGTAAAAAAATTAGTCTAACTGATGATATAGGTGTTGTATTAAAATATCCATCAATGGCATTACAGAAAATAATAAAAAATACAGATGAGTCTGAAGTAACTACGATATTTCAAATGATCGTTTCATGTATAGACCATATTTGGGATAAAGAATCTGTATATTCTTCAAAGGATCATAGTTCTGAAGAATTATCTGAGTTTATAGAATCATTACCAGATAATTCTTTTACAAAATTACAACAGTTTTTTGATACTCTACCAGTTATTAAACATGATGTTCATATAAAGTGTCATGCAAAAGTTGGTAAAGGGAAAAATAAAACAAGTTGTGGTTGGTCTGAAACTAAAATATTGGAGGGTATGGGGTCTTTTTTCGGTTAAGCCTCGGTCACGAATCAATAGGTAATCACTATCGAACTAATTTTAATTTGATTCAACATCATAAGTGGTCGTTGACTGAGGTGGAAAATCTAATACCATGGGAAAAAGAAATTTATATTTCCCTTCTATTACAATGGATGGAAGAAGAAAATAAACGTAAACTACAAGATCAACAAGGATAAACAAAATGGCAAACGAAAAAGATAAAGCTATACAAAAGATTCAGGAGAAAATAGCAAAAGATCAGTCTGACATACTGGGCTTACTGAAGAAGTTTGATAGTGACAGTAAGAAAGGTGAAATGTCAGCAGAAGAAAAAAAAGAAGGAAAAGCTGAAACAAAAAAACAGACTACTTTGCTTGAACAAATGTATGACGGCATAACACAATTAAATAAAAGTTTTCTACAAAGTTTAAAAAAGACAGTTGGGGGTGGACTGGGAATACTTGTTGCTGGAATTGCAGCACCAATTATTGCGATGGTTGCTTTCTTCAAACAATTAGCTTTGGAATTTGCATTTCTGAAAAAACTTACTGGTGGTGGACTAAGAAAATTATTTTTACCACTTAAAAATTTATTGAGTGGTAAAGGGAAGATTGCTTCAATAATAAAAACTACTCTTAAAATTATTGATAGTATGCATTATGGAATATTCACCAAAATTGGTAACTTCTTTAAGACTTTTGGTAAGGGAAAAGCTTTTACTGCCATAGGAAAAACTCTTAAAACTATAGGTGGTGTGATAAGTAAAGGTATGAAGGCAATAGGGAAAGTTATATCATTGATAGCAAGACCTTTTAAAGCCATATTTGGAATGGGCAAATCATTGGTAGGAATGTCCAAAACAGCACTGAAGATTGTTGGTTGGGCAAAGACTTTTGGTACAGTAATGGGTAAAATACTTCTTCCTATCACTATTGTTATGAGTGCATTTGATTTTATAACAGGATTTATGGAAGGATATAAAGAAGATGGTATAATGAAGGGATTAGAAGAAGGAACTTCTAAACTACTTCAAGGATTAATTGGTATGCCTCTTGATTTATTAAAGGATGGTGTATCTTGGATTCTTGAAAAATTTGGATGGACTCAGGCTTCAGAAACACTTGATTCGTTTAGTTTCTCTGACTTGATTGATAAGATGGTTGGAGGATTTTTTGATGCAGTAGATGGTATTGTAGGATGGCTTGGTGAAAAATTTAAATTTGGAAGTATTTCTGAAGCACTTACATCCATGATAAATTTAATCTGGTTGCCGGCAGTACTATTCAAGGATTGGTTAATTACTCCAATAGTAGAATGGCTTGGAGATAAGTTGGGTTTTGATAGTACTGGATTTAAGGAATTTGATATTCCAAAAATGATAGGTGAGTTCGTTGACGATATGTTGGGATGGTTTGGAAAAATATTCGATCTTGATATTAGTGGTATAATTAAATCAATGGCAAGTAAACTTGGTAAACCAGGCGAATGGTTGTTAGGTAAAATAGGTCTTGGGCCTGATAAGGGTGATGAAAAAGAGAATAAAAGACAAGAGCTTCGTGATAAAATTGCAAAAGAAGAAAAACGTATCGAAAGGTCTAAAGCTGGTGAAAATGAATATTTTGGTAGAGAAGGAAAGGGACGAGAAGAATCACAAGAAGAAATTGATAAGGCAAGAAAAGAATTAGACGCAATGGGAGAAACGAAATTAGAGAGAAGCAGAAGAAAAAGAAGAGAAAAGAAAGCAAGACAAGACGAAGCCAAAAGAAAAATACGGGAAGGTATTAGTGGTGGTGCTGGTGGTAATATGATTTGGCCAACAGAAAAAATGGATCGTGATGCTTATATGCGTTCTGATGAGTATAAACAAATAACAGATGGTAAAGGTAAGAGTCCAAAATTCTTAGATAGAGCTTATCAAGGATATCTTTCTGGAAAACCTATGATTAGTGGTAAAAGAAAAGCTGGTGAAAAATCTATTGTTGATACATCAGGTTCTGAATTAGATCAGATAAAGAAAGATGAAGGATTCAGAAAAGGTGTCTATGAAGATACCATGGGTATCAAGACTATTGGTTATGGTTTTAATCTGGAAAGAGCAGGTTCACAAGAAGCATTAGATGCAGCTAATATTACATCATCACTTGAAGATTTAAAAAGTGGTAAGATGCAATTGACTGAGGAAGAAGCATCTCGACTTATGATGGGAGAGATGGGACACTTTAGAAAAGTTGCTGAAAATTATGTTGGTAAAGAAACTTGGGGAATACTAGGACAAAATAAACAAGGCATTCTTACCAACATGGCATATAACATGGGTGAGGGTACTTTAAATAAGTTTAAAAATCTTAGAGCTGCAATTGTAGCTGGAGATTGGAAACAAGCTCAAGTAGAAATGAAAGATTCTAATTGGGCTAAACAAGTTCATGGAAGAGCAGATAGATTGATTGCACGAATGGGAGAAAATGATAGTGGTAATCGACTAGGAGATGCACAAGCACAACATACACAATTAGCATCTGCACAGACAGGTCCTGCTGTTATGCTCAATAAGGGTGGAGATAATACTACTGTTCAAAATGCTTCTTACCATACAAATCCAAGTGCTCGGGATAAATCTCGTGTTGATAGTGGATTGGTTGGGACAGTATAAAAAAACACTAGGGATCTCTCCCTAGTGTTTCTCATAGGAGATTTACTACTACTGCTCTGCAAGTTTCTTGAAGTAATCCAATGAATCAGTTGCTTCTGGTGCATCGACAGATGCAATTGGTTCAGAAGTACTTTCCTCAATAGTTCCAGAAAACTCACTACTGGCATCATGTCCAATAACAGTTTTGAAACGTGCTTCTAGTTCTTGATAAGTTTTAAACTTATCTGGTGCAATAATCTCTTGAAGTGAGTATTGTGTTTTCCACATCTCTTCAAGCTTTGCATCATCACCACTTAGTAATGGAGTTTTATCTGCAAATTCTGACTTATCATAATTTGCATAACCATCTACTTGACGAATCTTCAATTTAAAGTTTGCACCTTCCCAAAAATCAAATGGATTCATTGGTGTTTCATCTTTAAACTCTGGATTCATAACACTCTCAATCTTCTCAAAGATTTTCTTACCATAACGAAAGAGAAATACTTTTCCTTCGTTCTCAGCATTC